ACAAACTGTATCAAGAGGCACAGGCAAAAAACAATCAAAACAGACTTCTGGTGGAGATAGAAAATACGATCCTATGTTAAGCATGAGAAGTAATCAGGGTTTAGAAGTACAAGATACTATTGATATGATGATTGCAAAAGCAATAAAGTAATGGCTAAAAAATTCTCACTTAACGATCCAGACGATCAATCATCAGTAAAGACAAATCTTATTGTTGATGAAGCTGAGAATAAAATACACATAGAAAACTATCAAGACGAATCTACAGTTAAAGAGATCATTGATGCCAATAAAGTTGCACAGAATGAAGGTGCATATAAAGCAAAAGCCTTTACCCATGAGAAGGGTTATCGTGTAGCAAGATTACCAAACATTGTAGTACACCAACTAGCAAAAAAAGGTATCATAAATTACAATGGCAAAGTGCTTGATAAAACTCGTTTCTTTAGGTGGCTTAACGACTCTGATAATAAACACTTTAGAATTTACACAGGAAACTTATAATGGCATTAGACACATATTCGAATCTTAAAACATCGATTGCAAATTATCTAAATAGAAGCGATCTTACTGCGTTTCTTGGTGATTTTATTTTATTAACAGAGGCTCGTCTAAACAGAGAGCTACGAGTTAGAGAGATGGTCAACACAGATACATCTATCACAACAGTAGCTGGTACACAAAGTTACGCTTTACCTACAGGATATCTAGAGGCCACAACAATTATTTTTCAAAGTGATCCTTTCTGTACTTTAAGGTTTATTAGCAACACAGATTTTTATAACAAATACAATAGTAGCCAAGCCAGAGGTAAACCAACATATTTTACAGTAGTTGGAACAAATATATTATTAGGTGTACCACCTAATAGTGCAACAACATTACAAGTAAATTATTATAAAAAACTCGATACACTTTCAGACAGTAATACAACAAATACAATTTTAACAAACTACCCAGAGTTATATCTTTATGGTGCATTAGCAGAGTCAGCACCATTTATCATGCAAGATGAAAGAATAAATACATGGGGTACTCTATACAAAGAGGCTTTAAAAAATGCAAATGAAACATCATCAAGAGGATCTACAACATCATCACCATTACAAATGTCAACCCCTCAGGTGGCATAGATGATAGAGTTTGGTGACTTACAAGCCGATCTACCTAGTTATCAAAACTCAGGTGCATTAGTAGTAGATAATGTTTTACCTTTAGCAAAAGGGTACAAGAGCCTTGCTGGTTTTCAGGCACTTAGTGGCACAGGGTTAAATAATGCAGCAGTAGGGTTGTTTACTAGCTTTAGTGCTAGTGGTTCTACTAACTACGCTGGTGATAGGTCAAAACTTTATCAAATGGACTCCTCTCTTGTCTTTCAAGATAAAAGTAAAGCTGGTGGCTACAATAACTCTATAACAGAAAACGCTAGAGACTTTTGGGCATTTACACAATTTGGATCAAACATAATTGCAACCAACTTTGCAGACAATATTCAAAAATTTACAGAAGGCACAAGTAGTGCTTTTAGTGATCTTGTAGCTCTGAAAGCAAAATATATAGCAGTAATAAGAGACTTTGTAGTGGCTGGATATACCAACGAGTCAGGCACAGTTTACAACCAAAGAGTTAAATGGTCAGGACTCAACGATAGTTCTACATGGACACCTAGTCAGGCAACACAGTCTGGTTTTCAAGATATTGTAGGTAGTCATGGTAACATACAAGCCATTGTAGGTGGTGAGTCTGCTGGTGTTATTTTTATGGAAAAAGCTATCTACAGAATGTCTTATGTAGGTGTTCCATTAGTATTTCAGTTTGACAAAATAGCAGACAATATTGGTGCATTTGCACCTAAGTCTGTTGCTTCTTATGGAAACATGGTTTTCTTTTTAGCACAAGATGGTTTTTATAAATTAACTGGTGGACAACAATTAACACCTATTGGTAATGGTAAAGTAGATAACTTCTTTTTTGATGATCTTTCATCTAACCTAGATGGTATTACATCTGCTGTCGATCCCAACAATAGTATTGTTGTTTGGTCATATCGTGGATCAGGTGCTACAGGAACTACTAACAACAAACTTCTTATCTACAACTATGCAGTAGATAAATGGTCAACTGGTAGTGGACAAGACCTAGAGTTTATCGCAAGTGCATCACAAGAAGCATTTACCACATTAGAAAGCCTTGATGTGTTAGGAGACCTAGACAATCTTCCAAAGTCACTAGACTCATACTTCTACAAAGAAGGTATTGTTGGTCTTGCTGGTTTTAATTCAGCAAACAAGTTTGGAAAATTTATTGCAAACAGTCTATCTGCTACAGTAGATACAACAGAATTTGAAGGAGCAAAAGGAAAGAGATCAACACTTATTGAGTGCAGACCAATAGTTGATGGTACAACAAACACAACTGTTACTGTCACTCCCATTACAAGGCAGTCACAACTTGATACAACCTCAACTGGTTCTGCTGTTAATACTAACGATACTGGCACTTGTCCTTTACGATCTACCTCTAGGTATCATCGCATAAGAGTTAGTGTTAATGGTAACTTTGATACGATGTCAGGAGTAGATATAGAAGCGAGACCTGAAGGTGGCAGATAATCAGTTTCCAAGAGTTCCTTTATCTATACCAGATACAAGTCAACATTTAAGATTAGTTTCAACATCACTTAACAACACGATAGATGGTAAGCTGAATAGCACAGGCACAATTACATTAACTGCAAGTGCAACATCATCAACTTTGACAGATGCTCGTATTAGTGGTAACTCTGTTATATTGTTTATGCCAACTACAGCGAATGGTAGAACTGCTCTCAACACACTTCATGTGTCAGCCAGAGCAAGTGGTAGTGCAACCTTAACTCATGCGAGTTCAGGTAACACAGATCAAACTTTATCATATTGTATCATTGGATAATTTAGTAACACGAGTACCATCAGAAGATGTTGAATTTATATGGAGACAAACATATCCATTATTAATAAAAGCCTTAGACGAAACATATAACATAGAGGACATATATGAAGGCTTAATAGATGATCGTATGCAACTTTTTATAAGTTGGAATAATGATCGAGTTGAAAGTGCTATCGTAACAGAGATAGCAAAATACCCACAGTCAAAGGTGCTAAGATACTTTTTGGCTGGTGGATCTAACCTTAATAATTGGTTAGATAATCTACAACAAGTTGTAGAAAAATTTGCAAAATTACAAAATTGTACTCACATAGAGGTCGCTGGGCGTAAAGGGTGGGTACGAAAGCTGAAAGGATATAAAGTTAAAGCATACTTATTAAACAAGGAAATATAAAATGTCAAAAGGATCAAACCCATCAAATGTAACAACAACTACTGCTACTGAGCCATCAGAGTTTATAAGACCATATTTATCTCAAGCTATAGACTATAGCCAAGATTTATTTGAGTCTGATTTACCACAGTTTTTCCCTGATGCTACATATACAGGATTTGCACCAGAAACAGAAACTGCACTTGATTTGGCGACTGCAAGAGCTACTGCTGGTAGTCCTTTATTAAACCTAAGTCAACAAGAGGCAAACAGAATTTTATCAGGTGATTATCTGTCACCTACAACAAATCCATATTCACAAGCTCTTTTTAATCAAATGGCTGATGATGTAACATCGAAGGTACAATCACAATTTAGTGCTGCTGGTCGTTTAGGCTCTGCTGCAAATCAAGAAGTGTTAGCAGACTCATTAGGCAGACTAGCTAATGAAGTTTACTCAGATCAATTTAATAGAGAACGAGACGCTATGATAAATACTATGAGTACAGCACCTACGCTGGGAGCAGCAGATTATCAAGACATTGAAAGACTAGCACAAGTAGGAGCAGATAAAGAGGCTTTAGCTAATGCAAAATTACAAGATGCCATAAACAGATTTGATTTTGAACAGCAAAAACCATTTATAAAACTAAATGAATATCTAGGTGCTTTAGGTGCTAATGTTCCAACAACAACTGTAGAAACTCAACCAGTCTTTAGAGATAGAGTTAGTGGATTACTGGGTGGTGCTGGTGCTGGTATTAATATTGCAAGTCAATTAGGACTATCACCAATGGCTGGAGCAATCGGTGGAGGATTACTAGGAGGATTCTTTTAATGAATTTAGGATTCTTAGATAAAAGTTTAGCGAAACAATATCCACAACTTTATGGCACTAATAGAACAAGAAGTGGTTTGTTCCCACCTTCACAATCTATGCAAAATAGAAGTGTTGGACTACTACAATCTCCAGCAATCGAAGATGTAAGTGACCTATCAACATTTTTGTATAACAGAGCAGTAGTGCCAAGCGTAAATTATCTAGGTGAAAACATAAATCCAAATGTAGAACAAGCAGCTAAATATTTTGGATTCGATGTTCAAAACTTGATACCTAATTTACAAGAAAAAGATATTAATTTTAGCACAAAACAAACTACAACAGATCAACCACAAACACTAACACAAGAAATCCAAGCAGACATTGACAAAGCACAAGCCGATAAAGATGATAGACCTGATGTTTCCTTACAAAGTGATGGATTGCTTTCAAATGAACAAATTAAAAACAACAATGTAAAACCTAATTTATTAAATACATTTACATCTACACCAGCAACAGAAGGTGGTTTTACATACAATCTTTCAGTAACTGATGGTCAAGGTATAACAGATAAAAAACAAACTACAGAACAGACAACTGATGATGTAAAAGTTGATGATAAGGAACAGAAAGTCAAAGTAACTGGCGTAGATGATGCACCAGTTACAGATAGTTCAGTAGAAGCAGTACCTACATCTGATAATAAAGAATTAACACCTACTAGCTCTTTTATGAAAAAATTTGAAAATTTTGCTAATACAGAATTCGGACAGGATTTCTTTGCTAGTTTGTTAGCCGAGTCTGGGCCAAAAGTGGGCACACCAGTATCATTCGGTGCAAACTTTGGTAAGGCTTACGAGAAGGCAAAAGAAAAACAAGATGAGAGAAAAAATAAAGGTAACGAACAAGATTTTGCATATATAGTACAAGACACAGCTAATGGTCGTAATTATAATGCTACAGTTGATGCACAAGGTAATATTACAGTTGATGTTGATGGAGTAAAAATGCCATATAGATCAGATATGTTTGGTGCTGGAACAAGAATTACAACAGTTGGAAATATTGGATCTACAGCTATGACTAGAGGAGCTTTTTATGATCTAGCTCAAGAACTACAACCATTGGAAGAATCACTACGAAAATTAGTAAGATATAATGCAGATGTTGGATCTGCACCAAAGGGTATAGAAAAAATGGGAATAGAGTTTTCTGCCATGATGAAAACAATGTTAGGTGCTGGATTATCACCTCAAGAATTGGTACAAGAAGTAAACGCTGGTAGATTTCAAGGACAAATTGGTGCAAACAGATTAGAAATTGTTGGTGGTGGTGTAATGACTGAACAAGACGCTATTAGAATTATCAATGCTCTTGGAGGCGATCCATCAAAAATAACAACAAACCCTGAAGTGGTAAATGCTCTTATTTCAGACATTATTGCTCAAAAATATAGAAACTATGAAACAAAATTAGCTATTTACAATTCACAAGCTGGTACTGGTTTTTATTCTAATATGCCTAAAAAAGAAAAGATTACTTTTAGAGATAAGGATTTAGCATATATAACGCCTGAAGTATTACTTGAGATAAATCCTGATAATATTTCAATATTCTCTAAACAACAAATTTTAGATTTAGATATTAGTTTACTAGATACTCCTGAAAAAGAAGAAGCATATATAAAAAGAGCTGAAGAATTAGGAATAAAATTTTAATGACAAATCAAGAAAAAATAGCAAAAATTCAACAAGCATTACGATTAGAATTAAAAGATCAAAATTTAAGTAATGAGAAAATAGGATTAACTGAAGGATTAACTAGAGCAGCTGGTCAAGGAATAAGTTTTGGTTTTGGAGATGAATTAGAGGCCCTATACAACAGTAAAAAAAATAATACTTCTTATGATGAAGAACTTGAAAAGTCTAGACAGAAACTAAAACAATTTAGAGAAGATAGTCCAGTAGCAGCATACGGAGCAGAAATAGGAGCTTCAATACCATCTATGGTTGCTGGTGGTGCTGGTATCGCTAGATTAGGTATTAAGGGTGCTGGTAAAATAGCTGGTATTGAAGGTGCAGCTTATGGTGCTGGTGTTGGAGAAAACGCAGAAGAAAGAGCAAAAGGAGCTGCTGTAGGTGCAGCTTTATCAGGCACTACATCTAAAATAGCACAGAAAATTTTTCCTAAGACAACTGAATTAGCAAAAAAGTTTTTAAGAAATGATGTACGATTAACAGGGCCACAATCTGTTAAAGGAAGTGGTGTATTTGGTAATCTTGCTTATGATCTTGAATCATCGTCAACATCTATACCCGGTGTAGGTAAATCTATAGTTGAAGCTAAAACAAGAGCTTTATCAGATTTTAATAAGTTGGCTATGCTAGAAGCACTTGATCCTGTTTTAACAAAGGGCCAAAGAAAAATTTTAAAGAAACAATTAAATCAAGTTGATGGTACAGAGGCATACGCATTAGTAGATAAATTTTTACAAGATGAGTATGGCAAAGTAATTGGTAAAATAAATTTATCAGGCAGTCAAATTACAAATCTTGATGACGATATAATTAACATTTTACTTAAGTCAGACCTGACAGAATCACAAAGATTAGTTGTTTTAAAATCACTTAACAATCTTTATTTTAAAAAACAAAAAATAAATCCAGCAACAGGAGAAAAGTTTTTGTCTGGTAAAGACTTAAAAAATTTAGAAAGTGACCTATACAGTTTACAAACTAAATACTTTAAAAAAGGCGAGGTAGAGGACAGATTTTTTGGCGAAACATTTAAACAAATTAGAGATGCTTTTAAGAATATTGCCTCACAAACGCAAGGTGGTAAACAACTACAAAAAGTTAATAGTGCATTTGCAAGAATTGTTCCTATTAGAGAAGCAGTAACAGCAGCGAATAAAACTCAGGGTATTTTCTCATCTGCACAGTTTTTAAATGCGATTAAAAAGACAGATCAATCAAAAAACAAAATAATGACAGCAAGAGGTCAAAGCTCTATGTTAGATTTAGCAAGAGAAGGTGACGAAATATTTGGTCAATTTGTACCTGATAGTGGTACAGCATCAAGACTTATCGCTGGTGCAAGTGCAATAAATCCAGCTCTTATTGCAAGATTCATAGCACCTACATTTGCAGCACAAGCACTTTATGGTGGTGGTAGAGCATTATCTAGAGGTTTGTTAAATTTACCATCTAACTTAGCGAGGGCATTACCAGCTACATCTGGCCTTTTATCACAACCAGTAGCAAATCGAGGACAAGAAATTTTAAATAGACGAGGATTATTACGATGACAGTATCAAATTTTAGTACGACAGCCAGTAACAACACAGCAATAAATGGTGTTAATATATCAGAGGGCATGAGTCCATCTGATGTAAACAACGCTTTGCGTGAGTTTGCAAAAGACATTAGAACAGTATGGAACGACAAAGAGTGGTTTTTATTAGGTGATGGTGATGGTACAACAACATTTACTAGAGCTTCTGCAACAAGCGTTACTGTAGCTGCAAATATTACATCGACATATCATG